TCGATTAACTTCTGTAAACTTGAATGTGTAAACTGTGACACAAAATCCACTTCACGAATCTTCTTCATGTCACTTGCTTTTGTTAAATTATCTAATGCCGCCATAATTACATCTCCTTTTCTTACTCAATGAAAAGTTCCTTGTTCTCGTACATGGCTTTCTGTCTTTCTGCCGTGTCCTTGATAGCAAGAATCTCTTCTTTTGTTTTCTTTGTACCACCATTTGCCGGTGGATCTGCAACATCGGCACCTTTCGAACCCTTCTTAACAATAAAATCTGACCATTCATCTGTTAAGGATTTCTTCAAATCTTCAATGCCTTCAATCTTGCCTTCCTTATCAAGATTAATCTTGTCTAATTCTGCAAGTCTTGATACCGATTCAATATGCTTCTCGGAAATACCGATTTCCTTCAAAAGTTCCTTATAGGCTTTCGCCTTTTCGCCTTTGGTCTTCTCGGCTTCAATTCCCTTCTTGTAATCGTCAAAATCCGATTTAAGCGCTTCATACTTAACTTTGTATGAATCTTCCTTGTTGAAGCCTTCTATCTGCTTTTGGGCTTCTGCAAGGTCTTTTTCCAGGGAATCAACTTTTTCTGCTTTTTCCTTGAAACTATCCCTTTCTTCTTTAAGGGCATTAACTGTATCTGTGTGTGCATTGATGATTTCATCGATCTTATCCGCATCAATGCCAAGTGCGGATAAAAACTTTCTTGATAGTGCCATAATTCTTATCTCCTTCTTACTGTTCTTCGCCACATTGCTTCGTGTTCAAAAGTTTATATAAATCAAAGAAACCTTTGATTTCATCTTTATTATATTTTATTTTTTTCCGCTTGTAAATACCTTTTATAACGGTTTCCCAAAACCTTCCTTAATAACCTTTTGATATGCTCCAATGTTATTCATTATTCCCTGCTTAAGAAATGGTCTTGGTTTCATATTAATTGTTCCCAATTCAACATATGGTGCATACTTAACCGGGGAGCCGATATTGGTTGTATCATCTTCTTCGTAATGCGTTAATGAATTTCGAAGATTACCGGTTCTTACATAGTTTGGTGATTGTGGTGTATCATACACCAACCTTGTGATTGATTCATTCGCTTTTTCAACTCCAAGATTTCCAAGTGCTTCAAGGACCGCATCTTCTCTCTCCATAAACATCTTAAGTGTTAATTCCGAATTATCAACTAATACATCTAATGAATAATCAATTTCATCTTTGTACTTGCTCATTTTATCACTCCCATTCGAAGCCTTTTACAACTGAAACTAAACTACATCGACAATTATACACATTGGCCGCATCCGCTTCGGGATCTCCCGGATACATTATCCGCCCAACAGAATTTTCGAATTCTTCATCAAGTGGAATTTCAACACCATCCAATTCAAGGTGTGCATTTCTTGTATGTCCATCGTGAGCGGATAACCACATTTTTGTTAATATGACACCCTTTTGCCTTGCCCTGTGGAAACTATCGAATTTTCCTTTGTTTTCTGCGGCCGTTACCATCGTTCTTGCATTGCGGATCGCACTTGAATTATTCATTCCGATTACTACCTTCATTCGCTTGGCAATCTCATACACGGATTCGCCTTGTGCAATTCCTTGCATTACCTGGGAATTAATAATCTTTTCATTCCATAATGAATCCTTGTATTTATCCAATTGCTTATAAGGTAAGAATGCTCTATCGTTCTTTGCAAGATTTCGCACCGCATCGGTTGTTAATTTGCTTTGGTTCATTCCTGCCACAACCGGTTCATTGAAATTAATGGCATATATCTCCGCCATCTGACTATTCATATAATCAATGGCTTCGGTATTAACCTTGGTGATTTCCGCCTTTGTTTCATTAACAAGATTACGATATTCGCTACTTTTAAGTGTAACTTCTTCCAATGCCTTTTGGTATTTTTCCGTGGCAATCCTGATTGCTTCGGAATCCCCGGTTCTTTTTGCCTTTTGCATTTCGGCATATAACGAATGCACCTTTGGTTCTTGCTTCTTCATATAATCGTTCCATGCCTTTTCTATCTCGATTTGCTTTTTGGCATACATCTTATCCACATTGGATTCCATTTCCTTCAATAATTGCTCGGTTGTTTTTCGTGCATTCGGCATTATTCTTCTCCTTCATTTGGATTATTGTCTAATTGACCGAATCTATCGGATTCTTCTTCAAGTCTTTTTTCAAGAATTGATTGTACTTCGTCACTCGATATAAACGGTAACTTCTTAAGGATAGTTTCATCGTCAAGATATTGTGCCGCAGATAATACCATTTGCGTTTCTTCGCTTTGGTTTACAACTGTGGATCGCTTGAAAGAAGGTTCATCTTCTATCCCTGCAAGTGAAAGAATCTCTTGTATGAATTCAATAACGCAATATTCATAATCATCCGTCTTTGCATTCAAAGGTTCATATGCGGCCCTTATTGCGGTTGCAACCGTGTTGCCTTCTGCTATTGCTTCTGTATCAAGCGCCATTGCATCCTTATATAGATTCTTTTCAAGTAATCGAAGATAAGTTTCCCTCGCTGTAACCGGAATATCCACAGTATGAGCATCAATCTTGGTATCATCATCTGTAGTGGCAACTTTAAGCGTTTTTAATTGATGCAAGAAATCCGCAAGGTCTTCTTTCTCCATACCGCCTGCGTTTGATATGGTCCAATAAAGAACCGCTTCATCCACATCGTTGCAAAATCCACTTGATATTAAATCGTATGCATCTATCTTGCTTCTCCATGCCTGAATCTTGCACACATGGTCTTGATTTCCCCACAAAGGCACTATCGGAAATCCTTCGTAATTTCTACCATTGTAAACTTCTTCGCCATCGTGTTCGGTTGATGCTATATCCAGGATGTAAGGTGTCTTTTCAACAAGCACTTGAAGTTCGGCATCATCTTTGTGCTTAATATATTGTGTGTATCCATCCATTTCATAGAATGTAATTCTTAATGGCTTGTCTTTGTCAATCTGCCAAAATCTTATACCTGCCATAATGGCACCATTCTCTTCATCAAGAAATGGATAGAATTCCAACATACTGAATACATTGATATGATCCTTGTTCCAAAATCCATATGCCTTCTTATGCGTCAATGCCAACTTACCCAACTTCTGCAACATTGTGTCAAAAGCATATTTTTTCGTTCCCAACTTATCTTTTGTTTCTTCGTTATTGAATGTTACACCATTGCCAAGCAAATATTGATTCTCCTGGATGTTGAATCTGTTATAGTAGTTTGATGCGAGCTTATGATTAGCACTATATATATCCGGTGTCTTATTGCCGCTTACTGTGTATAACCATTTCTGATATCCCATAATGGTTGTGTTTTGTTGCTTGTCGTAATCTTCCGCTATCTGCGCCCACTTGTATTCCGCACTTGCAATGTATTCGTTCATGGCGGTAATTAGAAAAATCTTTAATTCTTTTTCGTTGTCAATTACTTTTTCAAGGTCTTGAAATGTTTTCATTCTTCTTCTACTTTACAAAAATGGATTATTATATGTTTCGTTTCTTTCTTTATCGCCATTGCTTTTCTTTTTATATAAAAGTCGAGCAATAGAAGATGCACTATCCGGGCAATCATCGTGTTCGGCATTCTCGTTGTAATCGCATATCTGATTGATATACTCTTCATCGGTGCCTTCAATAAACACCACATCATTCCACGCACCTTTAAGATATGTGGTGATCTTAAGGAACTTATTCATATCTTCGTGATACTTAACCACTCGTTCACCCTTGTTCCTTAATTCCTTCGCAAGATAACCTTTATCACTATTATCTTCGCAATATATCTTCCCTGCGTTAAATGACTTCCGTAATTTGATTATTTCATCCTGGCAATCATCAACGTGCTTATGCCAACATCTGCCGTAAAGATATAAGACATCGCCTTCTTTTCTTCCAATGGTGAACGATGTTAAATCTTCGCCACCATAGGCCGCATCAATATGGCATATGCCTTGTTCAACCTTGCTTCTATCCGCATTCTTTTTCGGATCTGAAAAGATAACATCTTCGCTTGCTATAATCTTCAATTCGTAATTACAAGCAAACAATGAAGGCAACATCTTTTTCTTAATACGTTTAATCTCTTCATCGGAAATTAATCCGGTCTTTAAGTAATCGTATATATTAATGTTGTCCATAAGCGTGAATACATCGTCTTGATGCCATTTTGTTCCAAGGTTGATTATTCGGCCGCCACGATTCTTAATGTTCTGTAATTCCTGGTATTGAAGCTTTGTTCTATCTCTTTCTGCCTTGCTTATTCGGTCGGTAATATTACAGATATCGTCCGTAATAACAATGTCTGCGTGTTTACCGGTAATGGAAGACTTAAGACCGATTCCAAGCAATTGCGATGCTCCGCTTGAATTATAGAAAAGGTTGGTTGTTACGGAACT